TAAACTCTATCTGCGAAATAATATACATCGTATCCAACTTGTTCAAGTGTCTTTACTCTGTCAGATCCAGTAATTAAGTATACTGCGTTATTCTTACAGAACTCTATAAAAAACTTTTTAAAGTCGCTATCCATCTTTTGTCGACTCGGTGTAAGTGTACCATCAACATCGAATACAAATAAACGTTCAGTAGCAAGATAGTCACCGCAGGTTGTAAACTTCAAATCATTCATATATTCCAATCCTTAAATTTACTCATTCCTTCGCCAGCTGCTGTCTTATCATACACCGGTGTATCATCTGTAAGCGTTTGCTCATTAGGATCTACATCATATAATCTCATTTTACTACGATCAACTCCAATAACAAATCGTTTATTTTGTGTTGGATCATTATATCTATTCTTTAATTGCTTGACCATCATTTGGCCTAGCTGTTGGAGTTCTTCTGTTGAAATGAGTGCAAACATGAGGTCAGCGGTAGCGGGTAATCCAAAAGACTCGCTCGTATCTTCAAGCCCAACATCCGAGTTACTATAACCAGAACGAGTCGTTTGTGTTGCAGAGAAGATCGGTAGGTCGAACTCCACTGCAAGGCCACGTAGTTCTTCAGCAATTGCTTTAATGTAATTGTATGAATTGATCGATCCTCCCATACCTTTCATTCGTGAAGATGCACAGATATTTAAGTAATCAATAAAAATAATATCAGGTACAAATTGACGTTTAAGTTTTAGTTCGTTTAACAAAGCACGAAAGTGTCCAGCATGAGCAGAGCCAGTTGGATATTCTTTAATGATTAGTTGTCCAGTAGTTTTAGTTGACAACTGTTTTACTTTTTCAGTAAACATTGTCTTAGGCATTGACTCGAGTTGATCGATTGGAACATTTAATAAGTTAGCATCGATACGTTCAGCAATACGTTCTTCTGCCATTTCCATAGTAATGTATAAAACATTCTTACCGTCAGTTAAAGCACTAGAAGCAACATGGCACATGAAAAGAGACTTACCCACACCAGTACCAGCAAGAGCGATGTTAAGTGTTTTGTTTGGAACACCACCTTTAGTGATTGTGTTAAAGTATTCCAAATCGAACGGGATTCTTTCTTCTTGTTTATTGTAGAAGTCCCATCTTTCCTCAACATTTTTAATATAGTCATGACCAACATTAGTGTCAAACGCAACTCCTAAAGCTTTTTGCAATAAGTCAGGAAGTGCACCTTTACTTAAAGTTTCATGCTTGCCATCAATAATCGATATTGATTCCATAACAGCGTTGTATATGGCTCGATCTTGGCACCATTTTTCTGTGTTATCGAGTAACCACTCTTCATCTATCTTTTCTTTTGAAAATAGCTGAGGTAGCAAGTCTACTGCTACAGTGTAGTTCTCACCGCCAAGTCTATCAGATTGATCTAATTCAATCTTAAAAGTTTCAGATGTTGGAAGCTTATTATACTTTCCAACAAACTTACCTACTTCTCTAAATAGTATTCTGTATATGCCCTCAAAATAATCAGGCTTAACGAAAGGCAGTACCTTTCGCATATAGTCTTCATCCGTTAGGATGTTTCTTAAGATTGTTAACTCAAGATTTTGCTGCAAGTTTGCCAGCCTTTCTTAAATCTGCACGTATTTTAGTTGCTGAGATCGCGTGTATCTGTTCACCAAGATCATGCTCTGTAAATGTATAACCAACACCGCGTCCATATGCTATGTCTACAATGTTTGGTACCACCATTATAACATAATCGTGATGTTCTGTAAACCCCTCTTCAGCTAAATGATTAATAATATTTTGCTTTACATCCTCAACTATCCATGGATTATCATCCTGTCCGGGTACTCGTGAATTTGCTTCACGATTTTGTGGAACAGTTCTAATCATAATACAAACTTGGCCTGTCATAGCATGAGCTCTTTTAAATAATTCTGTATGTCCAGGATGCCATGGCTGCCACCTACCAAGCATTTGGACTGTAGGTTCCATTGTATTAAACATTATACTTTTCCTTTAAAACGTTTGCAAATTCTATAATAGCTTCATCTGACATATAACCTTCAACTCTGAAATCACAGTCTTCTGGTTCTTCAAATATTTTATTTGTATCGTCATATCTACCAGACTCTATAGTATCCATCCATATAGTAATGTCAGCATCAAATTCTTTTCGTGTTTCTCCAGTAGGACAAACAAAATCGCAGATAACAGTACGAGCTCTAGTCGCTTCAAACGTAGCAATTGTATTCATACGTTCGCTTTGACGTCTACGACCAGCTGGTGTAAAGTCCCAATCATTGGCCATCTCTCTTACTTTATCTGCGTTATACCATGCGCAGTTTAAATGCACATGCAATCTTTTTGCTAGGTGAGTTTTACCAGATCCTGGCAAACCCATTATTAATATTTTCATTCGATAACCTCCCATTCAGCTTCTTCGTCATCGACATCCTTTATTGCAACTGATCCATCTTTATTCTCCAATGAATCAACCATAATATTATGTAGGATATCTCCAGCTGTTTCTTGCAGTTCTATACTTTCAACTGTCAGCTCAGCATCAGGAGATGATATCAGTTCAAAATCAAAATTAATAAAGTGGTTACCATCATCAGCTTCTTCGCCAATTGTAATAGCACCAAATTGAATTACAGATTCTATAAAGTCACCAGCTAGAATACGAACGTGCCACGATTTGCCACCATCATCTGGAATCAATTCATAAGTTTTATTCTCCTGGTGTTTCATCTACAATCTCATCCATTGATACTTCTGATTTATAACCAATAGTAAATTGCTTTTTAATAAATTCTTTGAAGTCTGTTTTTTCAAAAATGTCAAGCCAGAAGAATGCGCCTTCCGTTTCTCCTTGTCTTACTTTGCGACCTAACACTTCACCAGTTACAGGGTGCATTGGCTCGTACCAGCCATTACTTGGTTTATGTACGTATCCACCAGCTAGTGCTACATCAAGTAAACCTGAGTACTGCGCAACGCCACCCTCCCAATTAACTGTAATTGGTATTTTAGATTTTTCTTTTACATATCTCGATTTTTCAATATTAATTACAAAATCATAACCAGTCACCTCCGTACCTTTTTTATTTTGACGACGACCAAGAATCCAGATTGCATCTGCTGAATAGTAAATGCCAGTACCACCACCGACAATATCTTTTGGAAACAATCCGATTTCTTTATATGTATGATTCACAGCAAGCAATGGAATATTTTTCATAGCTAAGTAAGGTGTTGACATACGGAATAAACCTTTAAGTGCTTTAGCACGTGACATGTCAGCAACAGACTTTTCATTTAAAGCATCTTCCATTTCTTTCTTAGATGCTAAGTTACCAATTGAATCAATAACTACAATAACTTTATCATCACGGTCAAGTTCTTCTAATTGACCAATCAAATCAAATTTTAATTCTTCTACATTTGTAATAGGTGTATGTAATACACGAGAAGTATCAATATCAAATTGATTGAAGTATGCTTGAGGCGAACCAAATTCTGAATCATAAAATAGCATGACAGCTTCAGGATATTTTTCCATATAAGCTGCTGCCATAAGCAATGCAAATGAAGTTTTAAAATGCTTGGATGGACCTGCTAAGACTGTGAGTCCAGGTGTAAGTCCGCCATCCACGGAGCCTGATAAAGCAACATTGACCATAGGTACTTGTGTCTTTACCATATCTTTTTCGTTAAAAAATTTAGACTCAGAAAGTATTTCAGTATGTTTCAACTTACTATTCTTTTTGAGTTTATCCATAATACTCATAAACATCTCCTATGTTATGAATTAATTCTACCATATTTTTGTCTAAATGTAAACTAAAAAAATGCTTCAAGCGTGCCAGGTTTTTTTCTAGAGAATATAGTTTTAGTTTTATTATCCTGTACTACATATTCTGATTTAATCGTATCAGCTGTTCCACCTAAAAAGTCTTTTACATTTGCTGCCATATCCATAGCTGTAGTAACAGGTACGTTTTGGCAAATCATATTAAGATTTTTTAATCCACCTTGTAATTGAAAATCTTTTGGCATCTTCATAATGTCCAAAGCTTCACGTGTATTGATGTATCTATCTTGATCAGGATGAACTAAGCTATGAGGGAAATGACCTACAAACGCGCCGATATGATCTTTGCCAATCTCTGTCATTTTTCTCATAATGTTTTTACCAGCTTTTAGCTTTTCATACATGTATATGCATTTCTCTGAAAGCTTTTGGTGTCCACGTTCTGCCATCCATTTACTTACTTCACGATAGTCACCACCATGATCTTCAATATAATGTAATGGATTAGTTGTTTTCTCAATCTTCTTAAAAAATTCTTGGTGTGTAATTCCACCATGCATTTCTTCAAGTACATATTGATAATAAGGATTGTCTGTAGGCTTTGCTTTATTGTTCACCTGTTCAAACATAGGATCTTCTGTGTTAGTAGCAGAAGAACGTATCTGATCTTCAATCTTAGTATACGGTCTATTATAATACGAGAACTTAGGTACCTCATTACCTTTCCAAAAGAAATAGAATGCACGATCTCTTACTTGACTTAATCCATGGAGGATTGATTTTGTTTTGTAGATTGAGAAGACATATCCATTATCTTTTGCAATGGATCGTAATCTGTTAACAACTGGTTCTCCCATTTTACTAGCGAGCCGTGGAGCGTTTTCACCCCAGAACACAGTTGGTTGGAGGGATTCGAGCACATACTCTGCAGACTTGACCATCCAATCATTAGTAGTGCTATCACTAGCGCTAGTAGGACTAAGTGAACTGAGACCTGCACAAGGACAGACAGTATTGATAATATCAACTTTGCCAGGAGCAGTACCGCCTTCATCGAGAAGAACATAAGGCATACTATGATTATAATAATTAAGGAGCTGGTTATCATTTGCTTGAAAATCCTTGTACGATAAGATGTACTCGGGCCTAGACCCGAATACCTTTTCCATTGCGATTGTTTCTCCACCAATAAGTGGAACTATACTTGCATATTTAACCATAACTTACATTCTGTGCTAATTCACGTTCATCTTTATCGTAGTCTTTACGATACTTATTATTCTCTTCAATCACTTTTTCTAATGTAGAAAATGATCCAGCAAAACTTGCAAACGCTGCTGTATCTTTTGGAAAGCAAGCACCGCCATAACCACGCTTGCCATCAAAACCAGGAACACGAGTGTGAGACTGGCCGATTCGATTATCAGTTCCAATTGCATTAATGATGTGACCAAAGTTTCCTCCAAAGTCTTTTACTACATCGTAGAATTGATTAAACCACAAGACTTTCGAAGCTAAGAAACAATTGATTCCATACTTAACAAAGCTTGCATCTGGTCCGGACATATGATATATCGGACAAGGTTTACAAAGACTATACTCTTTATATATTCCACTTAGTCGTCTAGTTTTATCTCTAGCTCCACCAAATATGTGCATCTGTGGATTAATGAAATCTTCTTGAGCATTCTTTTCTGTAAGAAACTCAGGATTGTAAATGACTCTGTCACCTGCCATTCCACCTTGTAATCTTTCTACAATATCTGGCGTAACAGTAGACTTAACTACAATTAAACCTGGTACTTTTCTTTTTAAGAATCTTACAGCCTTTTCTACTATAGAAGAATCGATTGAACCATCTTCACCCATAGGTGTAGGAACACAAACAAACGTAACATCTAAACGTTCATTCTCTAACTCGTCAATATCATTTCCATATAGAGGATCGATAATAATTTTATCACAGCTGTGAAAACCATAATCAACTGCTTTGCCAACGAACCCGTGGCCAACGATTGCCATCTTCATTAGTTGACTCCATAATAAGTTTTGTACCAAGAAACGAACTCGCGAATGCCATCTACTACAGGTGTTGTGGGTTTATAACCTAACGCCTGCAACTTAGTAGTGTCAGACCACGTCTCAGGTGTATCTGCGGGGTGTCTAGGGACTAAATTTCGCTTTGCTTTACGATCTAGGTTCTTTTCAATCTCATCAACAAAATCCATTAACTCAACCTGAGCACCATAACCTATGTTATAGATTTCATGATATCGTTCTTCATCATTGTGTACCTTATCGACTACGATACCAATACCTTGTACGATATCATCTACGTATGTAAAGTCGCGTTTCATATCACCAAAGTTATACAAATCAATTTCTTTATCATTTACAATATGATCAGTAAATTTAAATAGTGCCATGTCTGGTCGACCATAAGGACCATACACAGTAAAGAATCGTAAGCCAGCGCTACGTGGTAATTTTGAATGCATAAACTGACATTCATTCGAACGTTTTGACCAGCCATAAGGATTATTTTGGTGAGCTGGTCTATCATGCTCGTTCCATGGAAGTGGCTGACCATGCATTACACATGAGCTTGAAGCATAGACACAAGGAATATTTCGTTGTTCTAATGTTTCAATGATACGCTGTGTACCCGTAATGTTAGTGTCAATATAATGTTGAGGTTCCTCAAACGAATGACGTGGATTAGCATATGCTGCTAAGTGTAATACAACATCTACATCCTTTAATATTGGATTATCAATTAGATGAGTAAAGTTTTGAATATCATGCCGTAGTATAATAACGCCATGTTCTTTTTCTAAAATGCTAGAACGATCTTCTTTTAATTTTGGATCGTAATAGTCGTTGAAGTTATCTACACCAACTACTTCATGACCTTGTGTCCTAAAGTATTTGGCTGAATGAAAGCCGATCATTCCGGCTATACCAGTGATTAATATTTTCATGTGAAAAATTCCTCGAGTCCTTGTGGTTGGTTGCTAGTAGTGTTCAAAGCGAGATCAATAATTTCTTTCACAACCATTTCTCCGTCGGAGTGTTGTTTCCAAAATTCAAAAGCCATCTCTCTCCAATCATCTCTCATCGCAGGATCATTTTTAAGTTTGACCATTTGGTCGCGGCACTCATTAAAGTTAGTATGATCAACGCCAAGAGTACCAGAATTTTGACATTGACTAATTGGTTTACCTTGTACAGGATGAATTACATTATCACAAAAGTGTTTGTGAAATAATGGTACTGTACCAGATGCTATGCATTCAGCATGACAATTTTCTATGTTATTGCCATAGTGTTCTGCTTTTAGAAAATATAAGTCAGAACCAAATGCTGATCGTGACATACGATCCATAGCTTCTGAGTTTATATATTGAGGATAAAGATATGCACCTTTATTTGGTTCTTCTTTACCATATAAATCTTGTGTAAATTTTACTTCATTAAATTGTTTTTCAGGCCTAAAGTAATTCTCAACTTTACGACGATCTGTAGGATTATCTGATTTATTATCTCTATACAAAACTAAAGGATATTGTATAGAAGCTTCTAATCCTTCAAGGACTGTGATAAAGCCATGATCCATCAAAGCATCTTGATGGAAATCAATCATGACACTTGGTCCTTTCCACATTGCAGTACGTCCAATCCATCGTACCATATTGTGTTGCTGTTCTTCAATAGGACGCCAGTACTTTTTACGGTGTCCATCATAGTCAAAGCCAAGCCCCATCTTTGTAAGCGGTGTTTCTATTTTATTTTTTCTCATAAATTTACAGAAATCATTTTCCATACTATGAGTCATGATAACATCTACGTTTTCACAAACCTCTTTAAGATTTGCATTACGTGCAATAGAAGCAGCTTTATGGTCTACGTTAATAAAAGCTTTACGTGTTTTAATGTGTTTTAAAAATGGAATGAAATTATCTTGACATTCTTGAGGATGTCCTTTTGAAGGAATAGAATATATGATACACAAATCAAAAGAGAAGTTAATAGCATCAGCTATGAGTTCCCAATCCTTTGCCATTGAGAATTCGTTTTGTACGATATCAAGTCCTTTAGCTCTACCCCATTTCTTATCAGTTGTAGAAAAGATATGTGCGTCTGTAACCTTTTGCATTTGAATAGCACATTGAGTTACGCCGCAGCCTTCAGTACCTCTCCCTAGTACGATAGCAATCTTTGTCATTTTAAATATTCCTTACATTCATTTAACACATTACGTACGTATTTATGATCATTTAGTTTTCTATTTCTAGGCGAAGGATGCGGTAATACGAAGTGATCCGTGAAACCTAGCCTTTTTACGTAATTAGATACTAATGATCCCCATACTATTATTCTATCATAATTTTGCAGACTTGTAAACAGTAAATTATGATCAAATGTTTTAAATTTGAAATCCCACTCAGGATCAGGCGATAGGTTAGTAAATGATACATGCTTTAGTTCTAGGTAATCTAACCAGTCATGAAAACGTTTATAAGCAGATCCTTTAGACCTGCTTACTGGAACTTTAGACGGATTCATACCTACAAATATTGTATTACATCTTGATGAAATCATACTCCACACCTGCTTCTTCAAAGAATTTTTTCGTACGAAACCACGACTCAATCCATTGTGGTTTTATTTGTTCCATCGGCATTACAACACGTTTGATTCCAACTTGAATTACACCTTTAGCACATTCAGAACATGTAGGTAAACCCGTAACGTATATTGTAGAGCCTTCTAAATTGACACCATTGAACGTAGCGTTGTATATAAGATTTTGTTCAGCATGAACTATGTACTTATATTTTGTCTCACGATCGTTGTATCTTTCTTCATCATCTTTTATTCCTCGAGGAAACCCGTTGTAACCTTGCGCCAGTACTTGGCCCTTAGATCCTATGGCTACTGCGCCAATTTGGGAGGAGGGATCTTTGGACCAAGTACCGACTTCCTCAGCAAGTCTGAGGTATCTTATATCCCATTTATTTGACAAGATCAAAATGCCTTTCATATACATGCAAGTTTTGTACCTGCCACGTGATTAGACCTGGATAAAGCTCATCATAATTTAAAGCAGATAATTCTTTACACACTTGCTGAAGCACATAAGTTTGCCAAGCATAATCATTTTTATAACCAAACACTACATCATTCGAACGCATTTGAACTACAGCATGCACCATATCATCGCGTATATAATATGACACAGCATTAGTACATACGAAATCGTTCTTACCACCTTCATTGTATTCTATCCACATGCTAGGACGATTGTAAATCATGATAGCACGACGTGAGTTTGGATTCTTAAACAACTCATCAACTACTTGTTGAAACTGAAAATAATATTTTTCTGAATAAATGAGATGACCATAATTTGAATTGATGTTACCATGCTCATCAGCTGCGTATTGCCAAGCTGCTGGTGGTTCTTTCAAATGCTTAATGCCATATATGTCATATATGTTTGTAGACTCAGAGGCATACCATTCTAATTCTCGTTCAATGTATTCTTCATTAGGTACACCAAAGATAGATGGTTCAGTCGCTAAGAACGACGCACCAATCAATTCAATTGTTTTTTGTCCAGTTTTATCGATAGTAAAAGCTTCGTCATTTAACTCACCAATAAAAAATTCACGTATATCTTTAACTGTTTGCATTCGCACAGACTCTCTCCCTTAGTCCACTTGATGAAAATCGATGATTACGACTATTGAAATATAATTCAATGCCAAGTTTACGACATTCATCTTTACCTGTAAAATCTTTATCTTTGTACTCATCACCAAGAATACGTACATCAATAGGATACATAGTAAGTATATCGTTTAGATCTCCTTCAGAAGCATACACCACTATTTCATCTACATACTTTACAGCAGCTAGCTGTGTGTATCGTTCTACAATAGTTTGTATAGGTGCATTCTTTTCAGGACGATCTACACTTGGATCTATCTGTAAAGCACAGATAAGATAGTCGCATTGAGATTTAGCTTCTCTTAACATAGCAACATGACCTGCATGTAGTAAGTCAAATGTAGATGCTGTTA